GCTTGCGGGTGCGTACAAGGCGGTCCGCACGCTTGCGGTGGAGGACACCGGCAAGTTGTGGGCGTCGCTGGACCTGTCCAACCCGTTGGCGGTCCGTGCCGCACTGGAAGATCTGCTGCCGTCCCTGACGTCCGTGTACGGCGACCTCGCCGCGACGGTGGCGGCAGACTCCTACGAGTCGATGCGTGCCGCGTCGTCCGCTACAGGGACGTTCACGGCCCTCCTGGCCGACCCGTTCCCCGTCGAAGGGGTGCAGGCGAACGCCCGATGGTCGATCGGTCCGCTGTTTTCGGCGAACCCGGACCCGGACGCGGCACTTGCCCGCCTGTCGGGGACGGTGGACCGGATGACGTTGCAGCCCGGCCGCGAAACGATCGCCCGGTCGGTGTCACGGGATCCGGCGAACCCTCGGTGGGCGCGGGTCCCGACCGGTGCGAAGACGTGCGCGTTCTGTGTCGCCCTGGCGTCACGCGGCCCCGTGTACCGGTCTGAACAGTCGGCAGGGTCCGACTATCACTCCGGTTGTGACTGCACCCCGACGCCGGTGTGGCCCAAAGACTCCCTTCCCGGAGGATACGAACCGGACGTCCTGTCCGGCCAGTACGCCGAAGCACGAAGCGCAGCCGGTTCAAGCGACCTGAAATCGGTCCTGTCGGCGATGCGCCAGATCCAAGGCATCAACTAACGACTTTCCCGCCGAATGCGGGACCACGCCTACGCGCAGCGGTCAATGCGCGGTCGGAGGAACATCATGTCCGAGGAAACCCCGAACGAGCAGCAGCCGCAAGAAGGCGGAAACAGCGGGTACACGCCACCCGCAAGCCAAGAGGAACTGAACCAGATCATCACCCAGCGCATCGATCGTGAGCGCGCGAAGTTTGGTGACTACGACGACCTCAAGGCCAAGGCTGCCCGGCTCTCCGAAATCGAGGAATCCAACAAGTCCGAGATCGAGAAGGCACAGGAACGTGCGGCTGAGGCTCAGGCTGAGGTTGAACGTGTCCCGCAGAAGGTCGCCGCCGAGTTGCGCGGACACCTGATCGCCCTCCACGAGATCAACGACGACGACGCTGAACTGTTCCTCACCGCGTCCGAACCGGAACTGTTGCTGAAGCAGGCGCAGCGTCTGGTCGAACGCGGATCCGATCGCAAGATGCGAGGCAACTACGTCGCCGGTGAGGGCTCCACGTCCAAGCCGAAGGACGACGAGATGACCCGCTTCACCCGTCAGCTCTTCGAGAGCGCAAACCCGTAGGAGAAACATCATGGCAGCTTTGACAACCGGGGACCTCACCGTCCCCACCCAGATCCTCGACCCCTGGTTGGGGGCCGTCGGCAACGGTTCGTCCGTTGCCAACCTGTCCGGCAGCATCCCGATGAAGTTCGGGTCCGGCCAGTCGATGACGTTCGACATCGGCGAGGCCGAACTGGTCACGGAGGGTGCCAACAAGGGCCCGTCGACCGTCACCCCGACCACCAAGACCGTCACCCCTCACAAGTTCCACAAGACCGTCCGTTGGACGGAAGAGGTCATGTGGGCCAACGAGGACTACCAGATGGGGGTTGTGCAGCAGATCCTCAACCTCATCCAGCCGTCCCTGTCCCGAGCCCTCGACTTCGGTGTGTACCACGGCATCAACCCCGCCGATGGCACCGCTGCGGCGTCGATCACCGAGTCCCTGTCGGACACCACCAACTCGGTGGAGTACGTCGCAGCCAACGCGCCGTACGTGTCCCTCGACGCGGCCGACACGCTGGTCCTGGCCGACGGCTACCTTCCGCGTGACATCGCGCTGGACCCGGTCTACGCCGCGAAGTTCTCGACGCTGCGTGGCACCAACAGCGAACAGAAGCTGTACCCGAACTTCACTCTGGGTACGGACGTGTCCGAACTGGACGGTCACCGTGCTGCGGTGTCCAACACCGTCGGAGCGGTCGGTGTCGCAGCCGTCGCAACCAACGCGATCGGGTTCGTCGGTGACTTCTCCGCGATCCGTTGGGGCATCCAGCGGGCCATCGGCCTCGAGGTCATCCGGTACGGCGACCCTGACGGTCAGGGTGACCTGAAGCGCAACAACCAGGTTGCGTTCCGGGCTGAGGTTGTGTACGGCTGGGGCATCGCTGACCTCGATGCGTTCTCCGCCGTGGTTGACGCAGCCTGATGCGTCTCCGTAACTCGATCACCGGCGTCGTCGTGAACGTTCGCGACGACAAGCCGGGGATGGGTTCTGTCTGGGAGCCGGTTGATGCCGGCTCCCAGACGTCAGAGGAACATGTCTGTGACGTGTGCGGGTTCGAGGCGAAGTCTGCTGGTGGCCTCGGGTCGCACAGTCGCACCCACGAGGAAGGCTGAACAGTGGCTGTGAGCCTCACCCCGACCGACCTTGAACCGTTTGCAGACATCGACGAGGCCAAGGCGTTCGCGATGATCGATGACGCGATGGCGCTTGCCGTCAAGGTCGCGCCGTGCATCGCCGAGGACGACTTCCTGTACAACTCGGCAGCGAAGGCGATCCTGCGTGGTGCGGTGTTGCGTTGGAACGAGGCCGGTACTGGTGCGGCAGTTCAGCAGGGCGCAGGTCCGTTCCAGCAGACCATCGACACCCGACAGCAACGACGGTCGATGTTCTGGCCGTCGGAGATCACCGACCTTCAGGAGTTGTGTTCGGAGTCGCAGTCGGGTGCGTTCTCGATCGACACCACGGCAGGGCTGGGATCTGCGATCCACGCTGCCTGGTGTTCGCTGAACTTCGGGGCCACCTACTGCTCGTGTGGTGCGGACCTGACCGGTTCGTACCCGCTGTACGTCTGATGTTTCCCACCGTCCACACCGTCGGTCACAAGGTGTGGTCGGTGTCTGGCACTGACTCGCACGGCAACACTGTCGGTGCACATGCCGACCCGGTCGACGTGAAGGTGTACGGCTGGTCTGCTCCCAGCGGCGTAACCGAGTTGGGTGACGATCGGGTCATCATCGACCTCAAGGTTTACGGGCCGCAGACGTTCCTACCGTCGTTCCGGGACCAGATTGTGATCCCGACCGGTGCGAATGCAGGAACGTTTGATGTGGTCGGTGAGGTCGAGGACTACAACCACGGCCCGTTCGGCTGGGCACCCGGTGTCGTCGTGAACCTCAAGCGAGTGGATGGCTGATGGCGCTCAACCTCCGTCTGACCGGCAAGGGCCCGACCGATCTGCGTAAGCATCCTGCGGTCCTGGCTGACCTCGAAGCCCGTGCGAAACGGATCGCTGCGGCTGCGGGCGAAGGGGTCGAAGCGACGTCGATGATCGGCCAGACCCGTGCCCGTGCGACGGCGATCACCGTTACGTACCCGGCGATGGCCCGTGAGGCCCGCGACCGGACGTTGACCCGTGCGATCGACGCGGGACGGTGAACACCCCGGTCAAGTTCCCCGACGTCGAAGCTGCACTGGTCGGATGGCTCCCCGCTGCCGTTTCGCCCTACGGCGTTGACGCGCCTGTTTCGACACAGATCCCCAACCCGCGACCGCCGAAGTTCGTCCGCCTGTTCCGCACCGGAGGCCCGTCCCGTGACGTCGTCGTGGATGACGCACAGGTCACGTTCGAGTGTTGGGCGAACTCTGACACCGACGCTGCTGACATGGCGCTGGTTGTTCGTGCCGTCATCCTCGCCGTCGCGAACACTGACGCAGGCGGTGATCTGCTGTACCGGGCCCGTGAGTTCTCCGGGCCTGCACGGCTGCCGGACGAATCTGGGCAGCACCGTTACTCGTGGACCGTGCAGGTGTCCACCCGTGGCGTTCCTCTCACAGTCTGAACCAGCGCACCGTAAGCCGCCGACTGGCGGCCAACCCAAAGGAGAAGCCTAATGGCTCTCGATGCAACCAACGTGCGGGCTGGCACGACCGGGGCGGTCTATGTCGCCGACACCGGTACCGTCCTGCCCACGGACGCCACAACCGCCCTTGCCGCCGGATTCCTCGACGTCGGGTACATCCATGAGGACGGCGTCACCGAGGCGCAGGACTCGTCCACCGAAGACATCAAGGCGTGGCAGAACGCCGCGGTCGTCCGCAAGATCCAGACCGAACATGACCTGACGTACTCGTTCGCGTTCCTCGAGACCAACGACGTCACCCTGGAGGAGTACTACGGGCCTCTGAACGCGGGTGTGGTCGAGATCACGGGTGAGGAACTGCCTCACAAGTCGTGGGTTCTGTCGGTGATCGACGGTGACGAGGTGTTGCGTGCGGTGATCCCTG